GTAGTAGGCGTTGTTGGTGTTGTTCGTGTTCGGGGTGAGGCAGGATAAAATACAGGCTGTACCCAAATATAGCGGCTCTTGGCCGTTACATCCTTTTAGGTATGGCGCACGGCCTCAGCAATTTGCAGGGCCATCTGGCTCATTTTGGCAAGCTCCTGTGCGGCCTTTGCCTCTCTGAGCGCAGCGGCGCGGTTGCTGTCGGTGCGCCTCCAGTTACTGGCTTTTTGCTTGACGGGCCGCACAAGTTCGGCCCAGTAGTGGCATTGATCTCCTGAAATATACTTTTTCTTAAAGCTCAGGTTGATGTACTGCAGCAGCGTGTCACAGCTCACAATGACAGCATCAAGGTCATGCAGGCGCGCGTCATAGTCCGTTTCAAAGAAACGCCCATCAGCAGAAATGCACTTTTCCAAGATGGTTGTTGCACAATTCTGCATCAGGGCGCACAGATGAAACGTCTGTGACTTCGGGAAATGCGGCTTGCCGTCATCCTTGATCTTTTCATAAAGCTGCTTTTCCACAAGCTGCCCGTTTTCCATTACATACACCTGCACGCGCCGGTATTCAGGCTCCTTTGCGCGGACGCGCTGAATGGTGTACTCCAGCAGATCTGTGGCCAGCGGTATAATGTCATAGTTGGGCATTAGAACTCAATCCTTTCCGACGTAGCATTCCACACGCCGGTCACCACAAGGCCGTCAAGAGAGGCAAAAGTGACATTGTAGGAAATGCCGACGATGTTGTGAAAGTATTTAAGCTCAATCTGATCCAGACGGGATTCAAGTGTGTCCATTCGCGTCTGCATTGCGTCGGTGGTGTTTTCATGTGCAGTCACTCGTTCGCTCAGCGGCGTAAACAGAACAGACTTGATTTTGCCCCAAAACCGTGAAAGCTGCGGCTTGTCCAGATAGGGGTCACGCATGGCTCACCCCTCCTTACTTGCAGATCTCATCAAGCTCCGCGTTGGTGATGGGCACAAGGTTGCTTTCCAGCATATAGGCCGACAGATCCTGAACACCGGCAAGCACATCCCAGTCCGTGCCGTTCCACGCAACATTGTCACCGGCCTTTACGCCGTGCTCGGTATCGGCGTTGACGATGTTCCACACATCACCTTTCTTGTTGCCCTCGGTGGGCAGCTCGGCATAGGTGTCCTTGGAGCCTTTGTATTCAAGCGCGCTGGCCAGCTTTGCGTCCACCTGCTCCTTGGTGTAGGCATTCGTGATGCCGTAACCGGCAAGGGAGGTGGCAGGGGCCTGCTTGCTGTTCGCAAGGTCATACGCCTGCTTGACGGCGCTGGGGGTTGCGGCCTTTGTGGTACTCTCATCATCAACCGCAGCGGAAAGCTGCACAACACCCTTTTGGGAGGCGGTGCCGTTCTTCACGGAGATCTTGCCGCCCGACACATCAATGTTGGTGCCTACGATCACGCCGCCCTTGACGGTGCCTGTGGCATCGGGCAGTGTGTAGTTGTTGGCGTTGTCATCAATGCCGCCCAGCTTTTCCTTTTCTGCGGTGGTATAGTCGTTGGTGCTCAGGCCCTTGCCCTCAACCTTGTCCACCTTGCCGGTATCAGAGGGGTGCACATGATCGCCGCGTGCAAAAGCCATTTCGGTACCAACGGAGGCGGTGCCGTTCATCTTCGGCACGGTAGTGGATGCAGCCGCGCCCTCAGGAATGTCAGAGCTTGTAATAAAGCCGCTGTCATTCGTGAGCTGGGAGGTTTTGGTGGGCAACTTGCTTGTAACAAAGGATTTTACTTTGTTCCACAAGTAAAGCACGCCATTTTCATCAAGTGTTCTTTTTTCATTCGCCATTTGGGGTTACCCTCCTATACAAGTAATTTTTCAAGCTCAAGGTTTGTGAGCGGTACGACGGTGGCATCAGAGCCGGGCGCGCCCTGCGGCCCCTGCTTACCGCGCAGATTTACCGGCGCGGGGTTGGGCTTATTGCCGTCGTTCGTCCAGCTCAAAGTGCAATCTTCACCCTCCACGGAGGGATAGAACGTCGTGCCGTCAATGCCCTGCTTGCCGGTGTTCACATATTGCACGGTGCCAAAGGTGGCTTTCATCATGCCGCCCGTAGAGAGTTTTACATGAATGGTTTGCTTGCTTTGATTGAAGCTGACAGCATACGCCATTAGATCACCCCGTCTTTGAAGATTTCTCCCACATCAACGCGGATGGGGTCACTCACGGCGGCATTGTCTAAATTGTCACGCAGCCTGAGCTGCACCCACAACGGCTCACTGGCATCAAAAACCAAGGTGTCAGCCTGCGTAAGCGGCAGGCTGATAACGCCGGTTTCCTTGTCATAGGTCACATCATTCAGGTTTTTTTCAAGCACATTGCGCTCATTCTGTCGGAATGTAATAAACAGCACAGAAATGGTGATCGGCTCAGGCAGTTCAAAGGTGAGCAGCGGGTTTGTGCCTCTACGCATATCCTGCACCTCCCTCAGAACTCAACGCGCGCCATTTTTTCATTCCAGATGCCGGTTACCACAAGGCCGTCAAGTGTAACAAAGGTAACCTCAAACGTGTTGCCGGTCACGCTCTGGCCGTATTTCAGCTCAAGGGTTTTCAGGCGGCTGTCAAGGCCGGTAATGCTGACACGAATATCAGCGTGGGCCTCATCATCGGTGTTGTGCGTGTCGATGGCCTCAGCGCGCAGCGCGTCGCTTTCCGCTTTGGTATAGGCATCACCGGCCTGCATGGAATTGAGCGCCAGCACACGGATGTCAGAATGGGCAGAGCTGGATGTGTTGTGCTCAGAAAAAGCGGCATCCATTTCTGCGTGGCTTACGGTGTCAAGCGCAGGCGTGATGGTGAAGCTGACAACAGAAGCATCAGCAACTACAATGTGTACTACCAGCGTGAGCTTGCCCGACACGCCGCCCGACAGGGCAACCTTTTCTGTATCAGGCGTGTTGCAGATCGCAACCAGCGTGCCGTCATCATCAAACAGGCCGATCTCTCTGACGGTGAAGCCTCCCACGCTGTCATCAATCACAATTTTCACGTCAATCATGTTTGCTGTGCTTGTGCTGATCTCAGCATGGGCAATATCACCACGCCACTTTTCATTTCTCAGGGTTGTCTGCCCTACGGTGGGCTGGTAATAGGTGCCGCCGCCATCACCCGCAGCGGCCTCTTTGATGTTGACTTTGCCGCCGCTCAAAATGCAGTTTGCAATGAGCGCGGCACCTGCCGTGGTGATGATGGTGCCATAATTGTTGGGCATTTCTTACTCCTCCTGTTCTCGCGGATAAATCTCCACGGTGTTGTGATATTCCAAAATGCCTACGGCAATGGAACGGCCCGTGCTTTCAAGCTCACGTACAAGGTCAGGCCAGATCTCAACGGTCTGCTCATATTCCGTGTACGCCGCGCAGGTAACGCTGCCATAGCTCTGCAAAAAAGAGGTCATCAGCACGCGCATATTGCACGGCCTTACAGTCAGCAGCATATCAAGGATCTCTGCTGCAAGGCTGTCTGCATCGGGCAGCACGGTATAGTCAAGCTGAATATTGATGGTGTAATCGGAAATGGTTTCCTCATGCCCCTGTGGGCCGCAGATGCTTGTGAGCCAGTTTTTCAGCCAAGGCAGGGTGTACGGCAGCTCCAAATTCCACATTGCCTTGATGCGGGCTTTACGGCCTGCAAGGGTGTCCGTGTCTTTGGGGAAGATCCGCAGCTCGCGTTCCCATACTTTTACGCCTGCCTCGGTTGCGGTATCCAAGAATTGATTTGCAAGCAGCAGGGCCAGTGCATCCCATGCAATGCTGATCTCAGGCTCATTTGCGTTGTTGATCGCTTGGAACTCAAACACCTCGCGCAGAACAGGCGGCAGATAATTGATGAGCCGCCTATCCATTTACGTCACCCCTTACGGGGATGCTGTCAGCATCCAGCACAAGGTTTTCCTCTTTGCCATTGATCTTTGTGCCGCCGATGTCGGTAATCATGGCGGCACACCCCGACAGGATGCGGCTCTCAATCTGAGAAATACGCACGGTGAGGTAGTCGGAAGATGCCCACGTGCCTGCCAGCTCCTCAAAGTATTCATCAATGACAGATTCCACATAGCTCTTGACTGCATTCCAGTTCCAGCCGGTTGCATAAGTCAGGTTGAGCGTGATGTTGACAGATTCAGGCGTTACGCCGGTGACGTTGACAACATGGCCGATAGGCGCAAGGCCCAGCCCCTCTCCCGCGTTCTGGGTGGGATCTACGGCAGTCTGCACCGTGTCAATAAGCGTTTCTGTAGGCGCGGCATTGTTCGATGCCATCAGCACCAGCTTGATGGTGCCGCCCACAGTCAGCTTTTTGTTCAGCGCTGCCGTATAGACAGCCGTGAGCCATTGCGCAGTGCTGCCGGTGAGTGTTGCAACGGTGTTGGTGTACCATGCCTGCACGGTTTCATCTGGAATGAGCGATGCAGGCTCAATATCGCTGTTCCAGACGGGGTGCACCTTAACGGCCTTTACGCCGTCCATTGCGGTCACTTTTTCGACATAATCAGCTTGGTTGCCGCCGAACGCAAGCGAGTGAAAGCTATCAAGCACGCGCTTTCTGAAAACCTCGGTTTCCTCATCGTCATCGCCGGGGATGAGCACGCTGACAAGCTCCGCATGGGTCAGCCCGTTCACGTACTCAATGGGGATGAGCGTGCCGCTGTAACTGTTTGCGGCGGCACCTGCCGTTTCACAGGTCACGCGCTGCGCAACCCATTCACCGGGGGGATCTTCCTCAATGGCAGGGCCGGTAACAACAAAGTTGAGATCTTCGCAGGAAAAGCGCGTGCCCTCAGGCACTTCAATATTGAACTCCGCGCGGAACACAGCAGCGCTGGCAGGATACGGGGCCATGTTTCGGTCAGCAGCTCTTTTGATGAGATATTCGCGCGGTGCGGTTGCAAGGTATGTGGCCGTAAAAACAAAGTCCAGCCCGATATAGAGCTGGGCAATTTCGGCCATAGACGGCGCTACACCGTTCATAACCATTGATCCCTCACGTTTATCAATGCCGGTGGGAACTCTGGCCAGAGCGCGTTTCAGCAGCGCCTCATAGGTCATATATTCATACACGATTAAATTTCAACCTCCTTACTGGCCTCAACCTCGCCATAGATGGTGTAAACGGTGAAGTGCGCAAGCACCGATTTTCTGCCGGTTTCAAAAGTCCAATCGTCTACACCTGTGATGCGGTCATCCTGCATCAGAGCCTCCGTGATGCGGCGCTTGATCTCGCTCATGGCGTAATCTTTCGGCTTGCCGATCAGGTCAAGCAGTTCAGAGCCGTACCGCCTTGAATAAATGGGGAACGCATAGCGCTCCACATTCAAAATGAGGTAGATGGCCTGCAGCAGCGCTGCCTTGCCATCGGTCATACCAATCACGCGGTTGCGGTCAATTTCAAGTTTATGGGTATAACTGGGTTGTTCCTCCATCACGAACGTGATGAGATCAAGGTCATCGCCGGTTTTCGGTAGTGTTGCCATTACGGGGCCTCCCATCTATCAAGCACAACGTATTTCTGCCCACCATCGCAGCGCAGCAGGATCACCTTTTCGCCTGCTTTGAGCTTGAGATACACTTTGTACTTGATTTTTCCGTGTTGGGGATCTTCCATCTCCACCTCATAATCTCGTACATTGTTGGTCAGCATAAGCTGCCCACTTTTCAGCGTCAACTTTTGGTCAACGGAGATTTCAAGTGGAGAGGGTGACAGCACCGTGCCAAAGCAGATGCGGGTGGGCGCGTTGGCGTTCATTGCCTCAAGCGCCGCCTGTTTTACCAGCTTCACCAGCGCCGTTGCATCAAGCGACAAAGGTACCACCTCGCAATCTAATTTCCATCAGGTGCTGCTCATCATAAAAGGTGTGCTTTACCTGCTCGGCCATGAGATAATTTGAAACGTTGATGTCACCAAGCCCCAGCATCACAACCAGCAGCGTACCTGCCCGCACGCGAACATCCCCCAGCACATCTTTTATCTTGAGCGTGCGGGTTTTCGTGTTGTAAAGGTCAAGCAGGCTGTCGGCCATAGCCTTTGCATCATCCGTGCTGCTGATCTTTTCGTAATACTGCAGCACGCCCCATTGATTGATGTGGGAGCCATCCTGCGCGATGTAAATATCGCGCTTGCCGGTTTCTTTGTTCTCATAGCTGAGCTTGATCTTGTCATAGGTGTTGTTGGTGATGCTGCTGGTATAGTCGTAATCACCAGCAGCGCCCTCATCCACCAGCATATTGATCTTCATATTGCCAAGGCTTTTGAGGGTGATCTTTCCTGCATCATCATAGAGCACATACATATTGCCGGTTGCCTTGAGGGTTTCATCCAGTGCGTTCTGGATGATGTCAAACAGCGTTTGGTTGTCCTCAACGCGGCTGGCGATGGTGTACCCCGTATCCTCCAGATCGCCCACATTGAGCTGAAAGTCCTCTGCAATCATGCGGATCAGGTCACAGGCGGTCTTTTTCTCATAAACATAGGTGTCTTTATTTTTGAGGTAATACAGTTGATCGTAAACAACGCACTTAATGACATTCGGGTTGCTGCCCTTACGGGATTTTTCAAACACAAAGCCGTAAAACATCGGCTTTCCGTCTACGGAGAAACGGCACGGATCGCCCTCCTGAAAGCTCAGGCCAGCCGTCTTGACACATTCAAAGGTCAGCTTGCCCGGTTGCCCCTGCCGCTCCCACTCGATTGTCACACCCTCGACAACGGGCGGCAGCATGATGGAGCCTCCGTGCTGAATCAGCAGCTCATAGCTCATGGGATTGTCAACACCTGCCCTGCATAGATCAGGTTGGGGTTGCTGATCTTGTCGGTGTTTGCATTGTAAATCTGGGAATATTCAGAGCCTTTGCCGTAGTATTTCGCAGCAATGGCCCAGAGGGTGTCACCAGCCTTTACAGTGTAGGTTTTGGCGCTTGGCGCGGTGCTTTCATCGCGCTCTTTTTCAACCGTCACGACTTGCTGGCCGGTATCGGCAGCAGGCTCCTCAACGGTAACGGTTTGGGCACCATAGCTGCGCCATTGCTTCAAATTCACATCAACGCTTACATCAAGGCCGTCTTTTGCATCTTCCGTAATGTTGTAGTCCTCAACACTTACGGTCATGTTGGTGTCAAAAAGGCTCTTGCCATCAGGGGATCGACGTACAAGAATGAATTGCGTTGTGCCCTTGCCGGTCTTGAGGCGTTCCAGCACGCCCAGATAGTAGGATGGATTGCGGCCCGTCAACATGGAAAAGGTAAAGGGCACTGTGATTTCAGTAAGGCCAGCCGCACGCAGGAAGTTGATCTCACCCTGATTGAGCAGGATGAGCGTCTTGTTTTTATTCTTGATCTTGACGGTCAGCTTGCTGGGGGTGGGCATTTCTACGCCGCCCAGATAACAGGTATAGCTCATGCGTGCACCCCCTCTGCCGCCGTCACAAGGGCCTCAGCAAAGCCGTCCGTAAGCTGGCTGATAACGCCATCCAGATCTGCGCTGCCCTCAATGCGATTGTTCATGCCGGTCATGTCAATTTTCACCTCAGCCGTGGTAAAGCGGTTGATGGCATCGCGCTCTGCAATGTCGCGCAGATACTGCAACTGCTCATTGCTTACATCAAGAGATTTTGCCATGCCGCCTGTACTGTCGGCAATGTCGGCGGTGTCGCTGCCAATACCGTCCATTGCATAGCCGGTATCAGTCACAAAGTCATCAATGGTGCCTGCTTCATAGTCAAACAGGCCGCTCACCTTATCAGCAACGCCGTCACCCCATGCAGATCCTGCTGCAAAGGCATCAGAGGCCCATCCATCTTTGAACGTGTCAAAGGTGCCCATGCCGCTCTTGAAAGCGTCACCGACGTTGGTATATTCCTCAACGCTGCCATATGCCTCTGCCGATTTTCCCGCGTATTCTTCCGCTGCTGCGGTGATGCCAGAATAGTCAAAGCTGACAAAGGGCAGCTTATTCAGCGCGGCGCAGATACCTGATACAACGGTTAGAACGGTAGACAGCAGGCCGTAAAACCAGCCCTGCACGTTTGCAATGACATTGTGGAATGCGGTGCCGATGTTGGAGCAGCAGGCGCTCAGCGCGTTCCAAATGCCGATTGCGACGTTGGCCACAACCAGCATGGCATTCCATACAGCCTGAATTGCAACGTTGATGCCGCCTGTAATAACCCCAAACCCTGTGGCAGCAATGCCGGTGGTTTTTGCAACCCAACTACATACGGCAGCGATTGCGGCAACCAAGGCAATTACACCTACCACAATCCATGTAATGGGGCAGGCCAGCAGCGCGGCGTTGAGGCCGTGCTGGGCGGCGGTTTCAGCGAGGGTTGCGCCGGTTGCCATCATTTGTGCCGCAGCTTTCACGCCCTCAGAAAGTGCGTGAGCGCCGTTGACGGCGGCAACAATGCCAGAAATGATGGCGTAGGCGGTCAGCGCCGCCACAATGCCTAAAACAATCGGCTCAATGATGCTCCAGTTGTCCTGTACGGTAGAAGCAAATTCAAGCGCCTTGTTCGCAGCTTGTGTAAGAAAGTTGATGATGCGGCCAATGCCCTGCACAAACAGGTCTGCAAATTCCTGAATTTGCGGCAGGTTTTCCTGAAAGAGTGACATAAAATTGAGCACAGCAGGATACAAACCCGCACCAATAGTTTCTTTCAGGTCACCCAGCGTGTTCTTGAACTGGATGATCTGCCCCTCAGGGGTTTGGCTCATCGCGTCGTACAATCCGCTCCAGCCCTCATCAATGACAGAGCCGATGACGGCAGCAGCCTGCATATCGTTGCTCAGATTTACGTATTCATCACCAAGCTCCTCAGCAATCTGCTTTTCGGTAGCGGTACCCTCAATGATTTTTTTCTGAACATCGGTGAACTCAAAGCCTTTCTGGGCCATTGCATCAAAGCTGCCAACCATGATTTTACCAAGGCCGGTGGCATAGTCCGTCATGGCCTTGCTGTCAACTTCACCGCCGCCGCTCATACCGGCAGCGTAGTTGGTAAGCGTGTCCATCATGCTCAGGATCGCGTCACCATCTGTGAAGTAGGTAGCAAGTTCACCGGCACCTGCAATCATTGCCTCATCGCCGTACATTCCTCTGCCTTGAATGTCAGAGGCTTTCTGGAGAATTTGATCGTAATAATCGCCGGTGCCCATGTTCCTTGTAACGGTCTTGAGCTGGGTCTGCACGCCGATCTGCGTATCAGCCAGCCCCATGCTGTCAGTCACAAGGCCCTTTACAGCGCTGAGGCTCATATATGCGCCCGCAATGCCAGCAATCTTCTTGAGCAGCCCACCTGCGGAGGCGGTGCCCTTGTCGATAGAATCATTGAGTCGCTGCTGCTGTTTTTGTGCACGTTCATACTCATCTGCCATCTGGTCAATTTCGTCATTGCACTGGGCCAGCATGGTGTGCGCCGATTTCAGCAGCTTGGTGTCCATTGATTTGCCGGAGGCTTTCTGCATTTCCTCAAATGCGGAGATCGTAGTGTCAAGGGATCGCGTGATTTTCTTGAGCACCGCGCTCATGCCGTCATTCAAGGCCATTTGGGATCTAATTGTTCCCACACTTTCACCTCCTCAGGGTAAAAACTGTGGCCCCTCAGGATAGAGGGACCACAAGTCAGTGCTTACTCTGCCGCGCTTTTCGTTTCAGCTCTGCATCCTTTTTGCGCTCCGCTTCAATGCGGGTATCAATCGACGCGATTACAAAGGCGCGCTCAAGCGGCGGCAGGTTGATGAATTTGGATGGCTCCCAGCCGAACTTTTGCAAGCAGTAATGCGCATAGTTGGCCTCAGGGTCACCATCCAAAATCAGTTTTTTGCTTCGTCCACCAGCTCATTGTCGTTTTTGAAGCCGTTGACTTTGAAAACCTCCGTAACATAGTCATCCAGCTCACCACTAATGAGCATCTTACCCAGCAGATCATGCGGCGTGGTAACACCCCAGCTATTCTGCAGCTCTGCATCGTTCAGGTTGGGGAACACCGTGCAGCGGGCACAGGTCTTGAGCTGAAATGCAAAGGTGTCAAGCTGGGCGGTGTAGGCGTTCTTTTTGCCTGCAACCGGCACCTGACGGATGCAGGCGCTGCGGATACGGGCATATTCATCTGCAGGGATGCAGCAGATCTCCCACAGCATAGGCTTGCCGTCCTCCCCCTTGAAGCGGGGAGAAGCGGCAAACTTGTGGTTTTCAATCTGCTCCACGTTGGGTTTCATAAAAGCAGCGAGTGTATTCATAGTAGATCCTCCTTGTCAGATCGCCTTACATATAGGCGGGGTTGGTGTACTTCTCAGGGCGGGAGAAGCTGTCGCAGAAGCCCTCAATGCTCTGCTCAACAAAATCGCCCTCAGAGTTGAACATGGACAGCAGCACATCGCCGTCCAGCACACAGCCGTTGTAGATCTTCGTGCTGCGGCCAATCGTGGTGGCGGGGTCATCGTTGCTGGTCTGAATATCAAACGTAGGCATCACGCCGGTTTTGATAAAGCGCTCAACAACGTCATCAAAGATCTCCGTGCACTTATAGACGGTCATGGAGAAAGCAAGGGCAACCGTCTGCGCCTTGTGGCCGATGACGGGATTGCCCAGCTTATATACCTCTTTCGTGTTCACGGAGGCTTTGCCCTCAAACTGCTTGGCCATCAGCATAGAGTAGCGGATGCCGTCAAGCGTCACAAAGCACTCGGCCCAGTTCGCGCTTACAGCGTCCTGCGTGTTCATGGAAACAGTATCTGCCATTTCTTAGCCCTCCTTACTGAATGATAACGCTCATATAGAGCTGCGCCATTGCGTTGATGACGTTGAGGCCGTTGACGGTCAGCAGCACCGCCTTTTTCTTATCGCCCTGTTCACAGGTAACCGTGTCAGGGTCAAAGTTTTCAACGGCGCGGATCTTCTCCAGCTCCTGAATGAGCTTGACGGCATCGCCCCACAGGGATGCACGGCCTGCCGCGTCATTCGGCACAACGCCGACATAGCGCGTATTAAACAGCACAGCCATGTCGTTTGCAATCTGATCGCATACGCGCATGGTCTGATTGCTCTGGAACACCTCACCCTTGGTGTCAGAAAGCGTGAGCAGGGTGTTAATGTCCTCCAGCACGCGGGTCACACCATTCACGTTGTGGAACATGAATTTACCGGCCTTGATAGCCGCCTCAAGGTCAACCTGCGTATAGTTGGTATCCAGCACCAGCTCATACAGCTTGCGTGAAAACAGTCCTTTATCTGCAAGTCGCTTCAAATTGGAATCGCAGGCAGCAATTACACGCACATCAAACATGCGCGGCTTACCACCCTTTTCCTTTGCCGGCAGGCCATGCGTAAGCGCATCTGCCAGCTTATCACCCATTTCCAAGGGCAGCTTTTCCACCTCATCCAAAAACAGCGTGCCACCCATAGCCAGCTCCAGCTTACCTGCGGATTGCTGCTCTCCCTCGTCCGTGCCAAAGAATTCCTCCTCCAGCTCAGCTATAGAAGCATTACGGCACTTTACGGCAATGAGCGGTGCTGCAGCACGGGCACTGGCCTGATGAATACCATGTGCCAGGCGCTGCTTGCCGGTACCTGGTTCACCTTGCAGCAAAATATTATGATCCGTGCGCGCTACGCGGCTGGCCTTATGCTGTAGAGCCAAAAACTCGCTGGTTTCACCTACCATGCTATATAAGCTGTAACGACTGCTGTA